GCATAATTTGGTATAATCATTCCAATATATACAGCAAAAATCATAAACACTTGTTGTTCGATGGAAATACCTACTGTGCGTTTTGTACTCTCGCATATACTCACCGCCGATTTAAATATGTTTAGTTGTTTCTGGTTGTAATCCTCTATTCCGTTGTCCAATATTTTACGTATAGTATCAATGGCGTCTTTTGCGTGAACTCCGATAGTTACTTGCGGCGTAAAATGTAGGTGGCTTAGGTTTTTGTCTTTGTAGGTCAACAAATAGCCGTTTGACCGTTCATCGTTATAAGCAACAAGTTCATCGTTTATTTTATATAAACGCAAATTACGCAGCACTACATTGTCGTCTGCTTTTTTTAATGGTTCATCATCAAGCATACTATGAACTATTTTCGCCTCCGTGTGTTTCATTTCGAAATGGCGTTGTAATAAGCCGATTGCCGTACTAAAAGATTTTAAGATTTGATTTGCGTCCGACCCAGGGGTAAAAAACGTAACAACGTATTCGCAATTTGGTGGATTTATAGAATTTACTATTAGTTTATCATTATTCCGAGTAATTTGTTCTTTGTAGATATACAAATTTAATACTCCGGTTTGTTTATCATTATTGGATACAATTTTTTCTCCGTCAACAATATCTATAATTTCTTCTTCGTCTTCTTTAATAATGGGTTCAATGCGAAATAAACTGGTATTCATTTTATCTATAACGTCATCTAATCCATTTTCGGCATCAATATTTTCAAAAATATATACACTTATAAAAGGCGAAATTACATTATGTAGAACCGTTTCCCCATAATCAGGTTGTAAATATACATCTCTATTTGGTATCAGATCGCGAATAGTATACGTTCTCTCGTTGGACTCCGTTTTTGGCTCAAAAACGTATTCGTTATTGCTCGGATCAAACATAATAAACGACGCCTCCGAGGTTTCAAACTCGAACCCAATACTTACTATTTTACTAAAATCGACGCCAACCACCTTTCCGCCCTTTGTTCGACGGCGCGTTTGCTTGCGTCGTTTGGTTCGTTTAATGGTACGACGAGCCATGAATATATACTGTATATATATTCATTTTGTGGTTATGGTCTGACCAATAATAGCTCATTGACCGTCTTGTTCAACTGGTGTAGTTTGTTGATAAACAACATATCAATCTGCATATTAAACCCATTGATATAGTGATTGTCAACAATATCATACGGAACAAACCCTAATCGGTCCATCTCCGAAATGTGTTCTAAGAATGTCGGCACACCCTCGTTGTATTGTCCAAACAACGGCATTTCCAAAATAATAAAGCCGGTTTTGGATAAAATGTGCGTTGCCCCGCGCAAAATGGGCAATTCTGCGCCCTGGCAATCGACCTTGATCAAGATATTGGCTGCGTCGCGCAACAACCCGGTTTGCGAAATATACGTATTCAGGTCGACCGTTTCACGTTGGATAACCTGGCAATTCTCGAAATGGTGCGTTTTTTCTCTAAATATCGAATCGCCCGTGTTTTTCATTTGATACCAATTCACTGTATCTATTTTATCGTTCAGAATGACGTTGTGTACCGAGACACTCGGGTCGTAATGAAATCGAGTGAGTTCTGCATAATCTATGCCTTCGAACAAATAGTATCGAGAGTTGGCATATACATGTTTCATAGAAGCGGTCCAATTTCCATGGTGTGCGCCAATATCCAAAATCGTATCGGGATAATAACCTTTTTGTAAGAGTTGAGCGAGCTTTTCGAACATTATACATTTTATATAGTTGTTTGTATTTTATCTAAAACGCACATAAAATTGATTGGAATTTCGGGAACGGTCGGGTTTAGTATATATTTGTTCCTGTTTTGAGAGAGAAGAATGAGTAGACGAGCCAACGACCCAAAATGCTGTGGAAAAGACCGAAACGCGGACCAGTGCCGCAATTATGCTATCGGGGACTCTCGATTTTGTAGATTACATGAATATATGTCTGAATATACCGACGCTATGCTCGACCATCTGACGTTGTGTACAGGATGTAAGAAAATGTACTACTTTGGAGATAGCACATACTTGACTTGTAATACGTGTAATAGCCGAGAGAAACCCGCAAAAAAAGAAGTGGTTATGTGTGGGTCCGAAGGATGTAAGTTCCAACGTTCCGTGGAAAACAAGTATTGCGGAAAACACCAGATTTGTTTGTTCGTGGACGAAGTGGTCGCAAACGGAAAGAGAGTATGCGTCAACTATGTGCGCGGGTGTCGCGCGCAGCTGGACCAAACGTATGCGTTTACTCGTTGCGAAGAGTGTCTGGAAAAAGACCGCGAAAAGGACCGTGTAAAACGAGGCAAAGCGGTTGAAAAAAACAATCAATTGGTACAAGCGGATGTGATTATCACGCATAAACACTGCACGACGTGTTGTAAAGAACTGCCGATGGAGTTGTTTGTGGGAGAAGCCGATGGAGTTATTACCAAAACGTGTATGGATTGTAGAACTCAGAACAAAATCCAAGATGCGAAACGCGACAAGGAAGCGCGAAATCTGCTCGCGAAACAAAACCTATTTGCGCATTATAGTGCGTATCGCAAGGATACACGTGTCCGCAACATTCCGTTTCATTTGTCGCTTGAACAGTACACGGAACTGGTCAATATGCCGTGTCATTATTGCGGCATTACGGAGACCGAGAAAGGATTCAACGGAATCGACCGGAAAAACTCGACGAATGGATATACTCCGGACAATTGCGTGAGCTGTTGTAAAATGTGTAATTACATGAAGGGAACGCTGGACGATTTGTGTTTTGTAAAACGTGTCGGACATATTTTATCCTATACCGGAAAGAACACGATTGGAAAAATATCGTTTCCCGAACTATTCGGAAGCCATATTTCTGGAAGTTATGCGTCATTCAAACGAAACGCAATAAGCAGGGAATACCCGTTTGAGATAACTCAAGAGCAATTCAATGATATTATACGCCAAGATTGCTACCTATGCGGAAAAGCAAATAGCGAAACGCACAGAAATGGAGTCGACCGATACAACAACGCGATTGGATACTTGATTGAAAATTGCCGCCCTTGTTGCGCCGAATGTAATCTGATGAAAGGAATAAATGATTATGATTCATTAGTAGAAAAACTAAAACTGATTTATGATAAACATAGAACAACTATAACCCTACCTTTACATCCTACATACACTCCGGAAATATTTGTTCAAAAACATCAAAAACGGAGAAACAACCCTAAGGGCAAGCAGCCGACCAGACATGAAAATAATATCATATAGCTCTTCATATAGCGGTTCATATAGAATTTGATTCATTATGAACAAATGGGTGTATAAATGTTTTGTATAAATGTTTGTATTTCTTACGTGTTCTGAGCTTCCGGTGAGCATAATTCAACGTTTAGTTTGAATATGCTACCCCGGCCCAATGACTCCACAAAGTTTCCCAAGTGGTTGGACTGTATCTTAAGCCTACTCCGGTTGCTTAAACCATCATTGTAGACCAACTACCATTCAGTCTCTGAGAATCTGTCATATCCTAGCATAGCGGACTTAGACATAATCCTGCGGATTGCCCAATCCTTAACATTATTACCATACCCGAGTTCTGTTCTCGGCCATGTACTGGTTTCCCGAATACATTTGGTAGTTAAGGCTCTAAGGGGTTTCCCGCAACGGGTAGTTTCGCAAAGAGTTTTTTTCTCTTTACTAGTACTCGACTTATAATCCAGGAGTCAAACCGAAGTGCCCATCAGCAGTGCCTGGTTGCTGATAGCGTAGTACTTTTCTGCACAGATGAAACGACACAATAGATTATAATAACATAATCTAAGCATCAATTCGTTTATGCCGCTCATAACACGTAAAACATTATAATTCACTGCGTACACACGGACCTTAGCAGTGGAAGTGCCGGAAACAGTTGGGGATGAAAGAACCAACTGAAGGACGGCATTGTCAATTCTGGAGAAGTTGCAGGTTCCAGATGGTTGGTGCTCCTCAGGGCGAAGAGCGAAGGAGTAGACGTTGATGCCGGTATCGGGAGCACGGGTGTGGTGCTGGAAGGGCTGGACAACGTCGAAGTAGGAGCCTTCACGCTCGGAGAAGCGGTCTTGGCCGTTGAGTTGGAGCTTGGCAGTGACCACTGGGTTTTCGCCCCAGCAGTGCATGTCCAAGGCAGTCTCGGCAAGCACGAAGGTGCCGGCATCGGACACATAGGAGCCAGATTCGGCGCCACCGTTTTGGCCGAATCCCCAGTCGTTGCCCTGGTTGAGGGCAGCGTTGGTGACAGCACTGGTGCTCTGGGTCTGGTCAAGGGCAGTGCCCATTTGGAAGAGGCCAGAAGTGCTGATGAAGGCGTTGGCGCCAGAGGTCTCGGCGGGTCCACCGAATGCGTGGATAGCATTGGGGAGAGCATCGATGGCATCGGTGTAGTTGAAGGGCTGGGCACCCATGGTGGAGAACAGGGTGGAGCCGCCCTCGAGGGAGGAGCAGTAATCCACGTTGGCATCGGGTTGGACAACCCAGATGAGTTCCTTGCAGGGGTGGTTGAAGTTGAGCTTGATCTTGTTGGAGGATGATCCGACAGACTCATCACCAGTGAATTGGAGCTGCTCAATCAAGTATTCGTGGGGGTTCTGGGCGAACTTTCTGCGCTCATCGGTATCAAGGAAGATATAGTCGATGTAGAGAGAAGCAGCAACAAGGGATTGTTGGTAAGCAGTGGCGACCGATTGGGAACCAGCGCCGGAGGGAGCCATGGTCTTGACAGCCCACAAGCACTCACCGATAGGGCGGAAATCAATGTTGATCTTGACTTCGTGGTATTGGAGAGCAATCAAGGGGAGGGCCAAGCCGGGGTTGCGGCAAAACCAGAACAACAAGGGAACGTAGAGGGTGGTCTCAGGAAGAGTCTTGCGGGGAGCGCACACTTGGGATGGGCCACCGGATGAAGCGCAAGGACCGTTGACCTCAGCGAAGGCGGGGTCAGTGAGGTAGGTGAGCTGGGTGGTGTGGCCGATCATCTTGAAGTAGCCTCTTTGTTGCTCGGAGGAAAGGGTGACTTGGTTCCAGATGTGCATCCAGTCGCCGTATTGGCGGTCGATGCGCTGGCCACCAATCTCGACTTCGACTTGGGCAATCAATTGCTCACCTGGGAAGTCCAACCAACGGGCATAGACATTGCCAGTGGAGCCCTTCATGTCCTGGTTGATCTCAGGAAGAGTCACCTGGAGGTAAGTGCGGCTGGCCAAATCACCGTTTCTGCTGATGGTGCAGGTAACACGGCGACCGAAATCGGCTTGGCCGGAGAAGGTTTGTTCGATACTCTCCATAGCAAAGTTGGTATGTCTGCGGTAAGACACCTTCCAGAAGGTGATCTCAGGGGTTCCAGTAAGAAAGACGTCTTGTGCGCCATAGGCGACTAACTGCATTAGTGCTCCTCCCATTTCGGTTCTTTTATATAATATCCCTAAATATTTTATTTTCGGGAAAACTGCCTAAATAACTCGAAACAACTGTCCGGTTTCTATATGTGTTTGTGATTTTGTGGGTTTTCAATCTCCATCGATGAAGCGTGGTTTTTACCGAAAAAAATATATACTACCCGCCGAACTCGTAGAAGAGAAAAATATGTAGTGTATGGATACAATATAAAAACATACATGTCGGGAGAAAAAACCGCGGTCTTGAAAGTCGCCGCAGAGCCAATGGATATAAAGACGCAATACAAGGCGAGATTCATCCTGAACGCAATAGAGAAGGGATGGTCGGTCAAGAAACGAAAAGATTCATATGTTTTTTCGAAAAAACACGAAGGTAAAAAGGAAATACGTATGAATGACTATTTAGAAACTTTCGTCGGCGAAATGATATAAGATCCAAAAACAAATATAAATATTGACGACACTCTCCATCTATATCTGAACATGCTGAAAAAAACCGCCGAAAAACAAATGGTAAATACGATCGACGAAAAACATACCGAAATGCTCAACCATTTCCACGATATCGAGACCGACGTGTTGCCGCAACTCATTACCGAGAAAAAACGGCTCAAATTCCGGCTCTCCCGATTGCCCGCCAATAGTATCGATACCCGCATGGAAATCTCCGACCGGTTGACCGTTATTCGCCAGAAAATCGCGAATTTACGGTCTCAGCGCACCAATTATCTCCTCGACAATTCGAAATATATTTTCCAGTATTTCGAAGAGAAAAAGAAGATTTCCAGCGGCGGCAACAACCAGAACACGAATGTGTTGAATACCTTTTTTAAGATCAAGGCGAATTCGGAGGAGAGCGCGAATGTCAATAGTGAGAAATATACGTCTTCCAAAAAGGCGTTCCAGAACTACTGGAAAAACGTCAACAACGAGATACTGAACATCCAGGATTTCGTGGTTCCGTCGGATATGTGCGAATCGTGTCATGCAGGCGAACTGATTCCACAGGACGAGGAGGGCATTCTGATTTGTAATAACGAACGATGCGGTAAGTTTATCACACATATCGTCGATAGTTCCAAACCGACCAACAAGGAGCCGCCAAATGAGGTGTCGTATACCGCTTATATTCGGCTCAACCATTTCAAGGAAATCTTGTCGCAATTCCAGGCGAAGGAAACGACGCAAATTCCGGACGAAATCATTGAGCAGATCCGCAACCGGATCAAGAAAGAGCGCATTACGGATATGACGACCATCAATTACGACAAGATGCGCGACATTCTGCGGAAACTGCGACTGAATAAGTATTTCGAGCATATTCAGTATATCAACTCGATATTCGGCATCAAACCGCCGATTATGAACGAGGAATTACACGAGACGTTGTGTGTGCTGTTTATTGAGATCCAGAAACCGTGGGCGGTCCATTGTCCCGCGAACCGGAGTAATTTCTTTAATTATACGTATACGTTGTATCAGTTGTGTGTGCTGCTGGACCAGACGCAGTATTTGCCGTATATTCCGATGATGAAGGACCGGGAAAAGCAACTCGAACAAGATATGATTTGGAAGAAGGTGTGTAATGATTTAGACTGGGAATTCTTTGCAACGGTTTGAATGCGTTATTTAGCGATTGGTCTATTATAATCTATAGTATAATATACCATATAATGAGCGGCAGTGGATATAATAAAAATGGCGTGGATATATTAAATGGCATTAGCGGCGGAAGCACGATTCCGGTTGGATGTGTAAACGCATATCTTGGCACATCTGACCCAGATGGATGGGTAATTGCGAATGGCAACCCGAGGGTAAACAATGACGAAAAATACAATAATTTGATTAACTCAAATATTGGCAATGGAACCATTCGGTATGTTAAAATTGAATTTTATAGTCGGTTTGATGCTCCTGGACTGGCAGACTGGGATTCATTAACTGTAGGAAAATTCAAATTATATGACAATAACAATAGCCAAATTACAACAACTCCTACATTATCCGGTTCGGGCACATACCCCACCGGACCTTACTACTCGTCTTATATGTTTGATTCTACCCCTTCTTCTAATAACCATAAAACGGCGTTTAAGCTGGCAAGCAGCGATGTATACAATTTTAATAACCCCCCGTTTAGTGTGATAGCTGATTATGGAACTTCTATACAAATCAGTGGGTATGAATTATACGGCGTAACTGACAATACGTTATCAAGTTTGGAGTTACAAACACAACTCAGACATTCCAATCCCAAAACATGGAAGGTGTATGTTTCAAATGATAACTCTAAATGGGTAATTTTTGATGAGGCTACTATTAGCAGCCCTCCCGAAAATACTACTACTCCGCTTAAAAGTGTTAGGAACACGCCTATCTCTATCTATTCTCCCCCGAATTACTGTGGGGCGTTCTTAAGAGGAACCGGAAGTCAGGGGGTCTATAGTGGACCGGCTAATGTAAACATTTCACAAAATCATGCCACACAAACTCACAACCATACCGCATCTCAATCTGCACACGCGCATTATCTGACCCGTTTTATTAATACCAGTGGTGACTACATTAATAGTGGGTTCGATTATTCTACTAGTGGGTGGCAATTTAGTCCTGGTGTAACTATTCCTGCTGGGTTGGTTGGCCCACAGCATTCAGCTATCTGTGGTGTTAGCAGTAGTTTATCTCCCGCCGTAACAGTTGCCAATTCAACCACTTCCGTTGACGCCAATGAAACCCGTCCATTCAATTACGGCGTAAACTGGATCATCAAACTATAAAAATCAATCCTACAATTGTCTATGCGGAAAGCACGTCGGTGTGATAATTTGGTTGTATCCGTCCAAGTTTAGCCATTCGTCCGTATTCTTGCTTTCCCTCATTTTCGCCACAAATACCGGCATGATGTTTTCGCGTGTCTGGGTCTGCCACACGCCCCCATTAAAATGAATAAAGCACGGCGTCGTTCCCATAACCAGGTTGTACACGATTCCAGATTTCCATTGAATACATTGCCAGTCCACCCAATGCATATTCTGGAATATTCGGCAATAAATGTCAAGGCGGATATTCATATCTGCATGCCTGGCTAAATAATACTCGATGACGTATGTTTGATCGCCGCCGTTCTGACAAATCGCGCCCATCTCCTCCTCCGATTTCCAAAACAGCAAGTCTCGGATGGCTCGGTTATACCCAATGTATCCCCCCGAATTGATATACCGATAAAAATTGGCATGGTTCGTATTGACCGCATCCATTGCCGCGCGATACTGCTCCGGGTAACAGTTCAGTTCGGCGCCCAACAACAATTCGCAATCGTATTCGCGGAATTTCGAGAGTATTGCGTCTAAACCGGAATTGATGAGCACGTCGTATCCGTCAACAAAACACACAATATCATCTAACGGTATATTTGCAGTGTATTTTTTCATGTATGTGAGTTTGTCTACATATCCGTTCCATTTATCCATCTTGATATAGTTCACTTTGCTGCCATGAAACTCCTCCGTTTGCCGTAAATAAGTTAGCCTGGCTTCGCTCGTCCCAAATGTAAATATGTGTAGCATGGTGTTTCGAATATATGTTATATCGGTTTTTAATTTTGGGCTCATACCCGCATCATGTATGAATACAACAATCTTCATACATAACTCCCTAATAAATATTACATTTCATTGGCGAATTCGTTGAATAGTACACCCAACTTGTTCTCTCCTTTTTTGATTTTACCGTCCGTATCCACGTGCGCACCCCACTCCATATCAAATCTGGAAAAGTGGACCAGTAAAATGTGCTGTTCTTTGGCCGTCTTCAGAATGTCTCGGATCGCCGAATGTCGTTCTATTTTCGATTTGACTAAATCTTGCATAATCTTGTCCTTTTTATTGTTCCAGCATTCGATATCCAATACAGCCCCTTGTTTACTCATTCCGCCCTTTCCTCCGGCGGATTTGGCCTTTTCGGGAGTATCTAATTTACGCACCATTTCGACCAATTCCGGTTTGTTTGTGCATGTATATTTCAATGCCTGGTATGCGTGTTCTACGGTAGGGTATATTTTCCCATCATACTCCACCGAGAAATCCGCGAAATTAGACAATCCTTGGAATTGCTTGGATTTGGAATGAAACTGGACGGTTGATGTATAATTTGGCGGCGATCGTAGTCTGGCTGGACTTGGGGATCGTGGTTTTTCGGGACTGGGAGATGGCTGTTTTTCGGGACTCGGGGAGCGTAGTCTGGCTGGACTTGGCGAACGTGGTTTTTCTGGTTTTGGCGATGCTTGTTTTACCTCTACGCAAACACCCTGTTTGTTCCGACGGGTGCCTTTTGGGCATCGTTTTTCAGTAGATTCTGCCCGCTTCTTGGCTGCCGCTGGGCGTTTTTTCGGAACGGGAGCTGGTTCTTCCGGAACATTCGCAGGAACATCGGGTTGTTTTTCAGGAACATTCGCAGGAACGTCCTCCAATCGTTTTTCGGGGGCAACTTTATTGCTCCGTTTCGAAGAAGCCGGCTTGGCCTTTTGAGTAACACACCGTTTTGTAGATGGATTACGTATTTGGCCATCACGGCATTTTTTTAAACATTTCGTCTCAACAACCTCAACGACTTCTTCTTCGGGCTTACACGTAAGAACCATTTTATATAATTTTATGATATAATATTATATAACGCACTTTATATATTCTTTGTATATATTGTTTATTGTCTGAATATAACCGCCCGGCATCGATGGGGATCGAAGTAAACGCAAACAATCATAAAAAGTACAATCCACCAGACCAGACATTAACGGCGACGATTGGTGGCGTTGTGTTTGGGTCCGGCGGAACGTTTGGTTATTTTGCGGGTTTTGTGGCGCCGAGGGAGCTTTTTGGTTTGACGATGAGTGTTTGTGTGGGCGCGCTTCTTGTTCGATTTGTTATGGGGAGCGGGGGCTCCGCCTGGCGTGCCTTTGTTGTTGGGCCCGTCGTCGTCTTCTTCTTCTTCGCTCATGCTGCCGTCGTTGGGCCCGACGTCGTCTGGTGGGTTGGCGTTATTTTCAAATTTTTTTTCTAAATCGGCGACACCGTTCGCATGATTCTCGATTGTTGCATCAGATCTTATATATTCAACCGTGTCCTCATAAGTATCGTCGTGGGAAGGAGCCTGTATAACCTGGTTGATATAGAAGGTTTTTCGGTCGGGCGGTAAAAAGTTGAGTTGGTTGATCTCGGTTATTACTGCATCAGCGATGGTTACTATTTTCTTGATATCTTCTTCATTGTTAAGATGCTCTGGAAAATTTTGAATAATTGCTGTTGTAAGTGTTTCATGAAATATGCGTGTCGCTTCTTGTTTGTCTATATACTTTGCTTTCAAGCCCTCATTCAAATGTTCTAATTTATAAATATAATCTATTACTGTGTAAAGAAATTTTGGTCTCGCTTCTTGTAATATTTCGTCTATTTCGTCTATTTTTCCCGCCGGCGCTGACCAAAACCGGAGTGGAGCCCTTTCGTTAGAATGTATAATACGGTCAATATACTCTCGTTTGAATACTAAAGCATTCGATTCTTTGTGATAATATTCGTCTGTGCCGACGGCCAACCTAACTAAAACATCAGCAAACTCATTAATTGTTTTGATTGCGGCCTCGGCTTTTGCGTTGCGGGCTATTGCCTGTGATAATATATCGTTTGCATCTGTTAATATATCGTTTGCCTCTGTTAATATATCGTTTGCCTCTGTTAATATATTGTTTGCGGCGTTATTTAGATGTTTTGGTATATTTATAATACGTTCAACATAATCCGAACGAAAATATTTTAGTTTGTTTAATTCATACAATGTTGAATTAATAATTGTTTGTTTTTTAATGAACTGGTCTAAATTAGTATTTGTTTGTATTTCACTTAACTGGGGGTTAACCTCTTCGCTGGCTATCATATGTGATATAATTGCGTTGTTATCTACGAAATACGAGGTAGTTGCGTGGTGTATAGGTTTCGTTGTTTCGTGGTGTATAGGTTTCGTTGTTTCGTGGTGTATAGGTTTCGTTGTTTCGTGGTGTATAGGTTTCGTTGTTTCGTGGTGTATAGGGTCGAAACTGAATTTGGGAAACACTGCTTGAACAATATTACTGTCATTGTGATTGTAGAGGGATCGGTTTTCTACTGGATGAACATCTCGTCGGGAAGGGTTGAATAATTTTGCAAGAGGACTATCCTTAACCAAATCACGGATATTTATATTAGTTTCCCAGAAATCTGACGGCAGAGTATCTGTTTGCTGTGGCAGAGTATCTGTTTGCTGATTGAGAGAAACATTATCGGATAATATACCAGACATAAGCAACGATGGATCTATAGTAATCGTTTCGCTTGTTTTACTTACTTGGATTGGCATATTATCTAATTTCTCATTCACATCAGTCACTTTTAACAGACTATTGAGTTTGCCAGCTTGCTTAATAGCATATTGTATTTTGTCATATTCCTCTTTAGATTCCGTTTGTGCTGTCATTTTAGATGTTAATATTTTTTTGAAATGATATAACCATCTGCTAGAGTCTTGGTTGGTGGACACAGGAAACAACTTAAATAACTTGCTCGCATCTTCAGAAGGGCCTGGTTCGTCTGATTCTTGCTGTAACGCCATTTTTGTTGGGTGGCTCAACCGCGCACCGGTGTCAGTGTGCGTAGATAAAAGTGAGGTCCATTTGAAACTCGAAAGTATATCTAATAATGTTTTTTTAGTTGGAGATATATTTCTCGAGGATAGCAATCCTTTCAATTTAAAGGATAGCAAATCTTCAAATTCATTTGTATCCTTAGGTACTTTATCTTTCAACTCCGATAAATAAATTTCCTTTTGTATATTATACGTAGCATCTTCCAACAGTTCGATCATTTCGGCTTTCAACGCTTCCATCATTTCGGCTTTCAACGCTTCCATCTGGCCTTCAGGCGAGGCGGGTGGTACATCGTGTTCCATCGAGAAGGATAATACAACGTCTTCATGCGAGGCGGATTGTTCATTGACTTTAATTGGGTCGGGTGGTTCATCGACTTCCGTCGATTCTATATAACTATTTACGTTGTATATATGGAATTTCAATGATTCTGCAAGGGCTTCGTATACTATATATTCGCTGAAGATTTCGTCCGGATTATTATTTCGTGAAATAATCATGTCCGACTCTATTTTGAATTTATCTGTCACAACAGACAGTCGGTTATTGTCGAACATATTCGGTACGCTGGTGGACAAACTCTTGATCGGCGAGTCTTTGGCCGACGTCGCAGCACTTGATGGTGGACTTGTACGATATAAATAATACATCACGAAGTTGATAACCTTTGATATTTCGACTACTTTGTCATTAATATCTTTTATAACATCACTGATATGATCAACAACATTGGTTATATTTTCATACAAATCCACTACATATTGTAAATAAAGAACATACATAGATATCGTTTTGTAAAATAATTCAATATCTCGATAGACCTTATTTTTTTGCATTATATATTCTTGTACTCGGTTCTTGCCGCCTCTATGCTTTTGCGATTTGCGCATTTTTTTACCTTTGCGGTGTTTACGCGATTTGCGCAGTCGTTTTGGTTTGCGGGGTTTGCCCCCTCCACTACTCTGACTTATTAATAAGGTTATTGCGGTTTTTATTCTTTCAGCTTCTTGCGCTTCGGTCGTATCTTGGACAAGTTGCTTTTTTTTAGATAATAAGTTCGGAACTTTCATAGAAAATATTTTCGACTCTTTTTTCTTGTCTTCGTCGTTTATTAGTGTAAACAATTCATCGTATTCGTTTAATTTGGCCATAAAAGTATCCTTATCGAGATGGTCAAACCTATTTTGATAATCCCCATTCATGTCAAAAACACCGCCAAATATATGGCGCAAACAATTTCGGATAATAACGAGTTCGGTGTTTGTAGATTGTAACTGAATTATCTTATTGTGAAGGGTTATAAAAAATTTAATAACAAAATCTATAGAATCTAATAACGGGATAAGTTTTAAAAATAATTTGGTTAACCCAAAACTATCCGGTAATGTGGTTGAAATAACCCGCTTCAATGTAGCTTTCGATGTAGTAAAGAAATCTTTTATCCGCGAAGATACTTTTACTTCAGAAATTTGTGTTATAGATTTGTAGGGGGTTAAACCTGAAACGCGGTTAGATGTAGTTTTGTTGATCAATCCATAATCTTCCAATATTTTTAGCTTGTCGTTTATAAGAAGTGTACGTAATTGGCCGTTATCACCCACTGGGAATAATCGTAACAGTTTGATCATTTTACCATATAATTCTTGTAATGAATTATACGCGTATAACATTGATTTTATATCGGATATCGCGGTCATACGTATTTCCAGTG